TTATTGCTTGATGTTTTCGGGAGTGCTCTCGGACTGCCACATATTTTTTGCCACATATTGCGGTTCGGGGATTGCCTCCACAGCGGCTCTTTTCTGTGAGCTGAGGACATGCTGATAGTGCTTCAGGATCATCGTCAGATTGGCGTGTCCCACGAGTTTCCCGACAGTCCCGATATCGACGCCCGCAGCAATGGCCTCTGTAACAAAAGCATGGCGCAGGTCATAAGGACGAATCCGTCTCTGTATACCCGCACGGAGGAGCGTTCTATGCCATGCCCCGTGAATGCATTTTACGGGTTTTCCTCCATAATGTATGACAGATGCAACCCTCTTTGCTCTATCGACCTCTTGCCATGCCTTCAATTCCTCCACGAGGGATTGCCTGATTGGAATATCCCTGACAGGCTCCGCCTTGTTCTTTTGGGCGGCGCGTAGGTGTATCACCTTGTTTTCCAAGTCCACATCGGACCACATCAAGCCAAACAGCTCTGACGGCCCTACACGCATCCCCATTTGCGAGCCAAGGATGACAACCCTCCGGACATGCTCCGGTGCATGGACAAACACCAGAGCAAGCTCTTGCTGTGTGGGAGGGATGAAGTGCTCGTATTCGATATGGGGAAGTTTGGGAATCCTTGGAAGCTCACGCAGCAATTCGTTTTGATACGCCCAACGGATGACTGAAAAGACCTGTCCGATACATCTTTTTAGGGTCGACGCCCTGATCCCGAAAGAAAGGAAATGGCTCATCAGCTGCTTTAATTTCGTATTATCAATATCGGAAAGAGGCGTATCTTTCAGAAAAGCGAGCGAGCGCTTCATGTTCTTCAAATGTCTTTTCAGTGATCTTTCGGAGAACCGCTTGTCTTTCAGGAACAGGTAGTACGCGGATTCAAAGGTATGCTCCACCTGCGGCGCTTCCGCTTCCTCCCGCCGGAAGAAATCCCGTTCATACTTGAGCTGAAACTTCTTGAGAGCATCCTGTTTTTTTGCTTCTTCCTCCGTTTCGACGTAAAGTGACTCACGCTTGAGCGTAAAGGGGTTGTTCCAGTACACTTCCCACGGCTTTTTACGGCCTACCCTTTGTCTGATGGCCATACTGAATAGCTCCTGAGCAAAGGGGGCCGTGCCAGCCACTACTGGACGGCCCCCATATTGAATTCTGCGAAAAGTTCCTCTGCGGATTTTCCGATGACGCACCCTGCTGTTTTGAGTGATCGTCGGCGCTTGGGAACTCCTGCCTTTGCCTGAGCCTCAGCATGTAATGTGTCGATCACCGTCATAACGGCGCGCCGTGACCAGCGCAAGGTTTTGCGTTCCTTGCCCCACGGAAGGCTCACAGGCTGGACGCCACGGGACAGCAGGATTGCCCGCGCCCTCTCTTCTCCAATGTTCATGACGGAAGCGGCCTGTTTGGTCGTCAGGAGTTCCGGTTCCATGCTATGCTCCTATACCGCCTTGCGGGAGGCTTTTCCTCTTTGGGCTATGGCTTCCAATCTGCCGATGATGAAACGGATTAACGCCCTGTTTTCGTTGCGCTCTTTGCGGAGCTTCTTGATCTCCACGCACAATCTGAAAATGACGGCGGACGGCCCCATCCCATCAAAGGCGCGGGAGTCTCCGAGCATGTCGCCGATGGCGGCGGTTCGGATGTAGTCGAGTTCTTCGGGGGTGATTCTGGCCATTTCATTTTTCCCCGCGCGTTGTTGTCCGGCCGCGCCCCCGGGCGGCTCTATTTCTTCCCGCGCCGATGGCGGCAGAACGGGCATTCCCTGAGCTTGCTGACGGTTCCGCAGACGGGGCAAGCCTTGGGAGACAGTCCGTCGCTGAGGTGGGCCATTTTACACGCGCCGTTTATCTGGGCGAAGTTTTTTTGTTTGCGTGGTTTCGGGGCTTCATCCGACATGGCGTTCCGCTTCCTTGTTGATGGCTTCAAGCGCGGTGCAAACGAGATGTGCCAGGCCTGAGAAGGCATCGTCCTGGAGGTTCAATTCAGGGAAGAACTCCACATCGATACTGAGGGTATTTTCCTTTGGTGTTTCGGAAATAGTGATGGTGGCGCGGCGGGGTTCGCTCATCACTGCACCTCCAGACATTCTGCGGGTTCCCGTTCAAGGGCTTTGGCAGCCTTGGCGACTTCGGTACTTTCCGGCTTATGGTCATAGTCGAGCAGGGAAGGCTGCTTTTCTTCCGGAGTCATGGGGCGGCGCTGCACTTCGGCGTAAGGCGGTTCGGCCTCGACCCAGACCATTTCGAAGGTGTTCCAGTCCTTCAGGCAGTCGCAGAAGATTTCCCTTTCTTCCTTGCCTTCGCGGTAGAGCTTGGCGGCGTCCTTGGCGATCTTCTCCTGCTGTTCAATGAGACGCTTGTATAGCTTGCGCTGCCCGTCGAGTTCGGCCTCGTACTTTTCGATCTGATCCAGAGCGTCGGCCATTTCCTGTCCGTATTCGATTTTTTCTTGTTCGGTGAGCGGCTGGGCGATCAGGATGTGCTCTTCCCGATGCCATGTGACCTTGTCGCCGAAGGTGCGCCTGCGGCGTTCCCAACGGTCGGAAAGGCCGATGCTCAGGTCTTCGGACAGGTCGGGGTTGCGGGTGCACTCGAGACACGGGGCTGGCGTCGCCGGAAGCGTGGTTGCGCAGAGGGCACAATCAAAACCGTAGGGTGTCCGCTCGCCGCATACCGGGCAGAAAAGCGTCAGCTTGCCTTTATCCATCTTGGCCTCCCATTCGAGAGGAAGATTTCCACAGGTGGAGCAGTCGCGCACGGGGGTCGATTCGAGAGGAGCGCCATCACCTTCGGACAGTCCCTTTTCTTCCGCCAGCCATTCGGGAATGGCGATCTCTACATTGGTATCCCCGCGCTCCGCATTGAAGTCCGGTATCTGCGAGAGGGGAAGCCAGAGTTCGCTTTCCCCGCACCGGATCAATACGGCGCTGTCGGTGGGCTGTAAGATTTCGGCATAGATGGTCACGGTACGCGATTCCTGAGAATCGGCGGGCTGTGCGGCTTTTTTCTTTCTGGGCATGGTGGTGTTCCTTTGCCGGGTATGAAGCCCCCGGCGAGGCTTTTAAGATAGGGAAGCTGGAGGGTTACCGGACTTGGAGGCTGTAAGTTTTCACCAGAGCGCAGCCGGGGATGGTCAACCCGGACTTGAGGGATTCTTTGATGACAGCCTTGTCCGGCTCCACTGTTGTCTTTGTGCGGCGGTACAATTCGGGAAGTTCTTCCGTCTGTGCTGTGACGGCGACGCCCTCGGATTCCCGGACGCTGATTGTGTAGGCGTTGCCGGATACTTTCTTGAGGCCGTTGCTGCGGAGCGTAAAGGTGTAGTGCTCTTTCAGCCTTGCAAGGCTGGCTTCCGCCGCTTTTGCCTTGGCGATGAGCCGTTTTGCCTCTTCCTTGCAAGCATCGGCCAACGCAGCCTGAATTTTCAGGAATTGTCCGAACCCATCCACCTTGTCGGCTTCGACTTTGGCGAGTTCATCCATGTAGGCGTCCATAGCCTCGCGTTGTTCCGGAGTCAGTTCCTCGTCGGGGATGGAAAGCATCCCGGCGATTTCCTGCTGAATTTCATTGAAGGTCGGCATGTTTCACCTCGTTAAAAGGGCACGTCATCCATTACCGCGTTTTCGGACGGGAAGGGCATTCCGTAGGTGCCAGCCTCCGGCGCGGCCTGACGCTTGGTTTTTCCCGCATTGCCCGTCACGGGGCCGTCAGTGATGATTTCTCCGCCGTGGACGATAGTGGCGTAGGCTTCTTTGTCGGGTGTGATGACGCAAGCCATTTCGTTGTTCCAGTATTCCCGCCCGTCGTCCTTGCATGTCGGGCGAGGATTGATCTTGACGCGGACAGGGAAACGTAACCCCGTCAAAGAGGTGACATCCTGCATCTTGAGGGGCTTTTTTGCGGCGACGCACATGGCCTTGAGGGTCGCGCCGCCTATATTGCAGGCCGTGCGTTGGCCGTCATTGAGCGGTATGTCCTGCTCACCGAAAGGGAGCGTGATGTTTTGCCGGAAGCTCACACCCTGATATTGCCCGTGGGAGACGGTGAATTGGCAATATATTTGCCGGAGGCCGGAAGAAGCCACGGAAATGAAAGGATTGTCATGTGCCTGTCTTTCCTGATTGGGCTTCAATATTTCGATTTCGACCATGACGATGCTTCCTTCGGGTACAGGCCCGCGGGCAAATTCCCGCTGTTCGCATTCGTTTGTGAGATCAAGCATTTTCGTTTTCCTTAGCGTTATCGGTTTCGGTTATCGTGTTTTGGTTTTGGGGTGCGGGGTTGAGCCCCCAATATTCCCGGATGGCGGAATCAACCACCTTTAAGTCATTGTCGATTTCCCGTTGGGGGAACATGTCCATAGGACTTTTGGCTGTGGTGAAGCCGTCCGACTGCGTTTCGAAGTAGTGGCGTATCCCATCCGTACGGGCCAACAGGACGATGCTGAACAGCCCTTCAACAGTGAGCTGGTTGTCCAGCATTTTGCCGACCGTCTTAGCCTTGATTTTTCCCGTATCGCTGGTTTCGGTGTGGTGGAGGAAGTAGACGATGCAGTCGGACGGCGTCTTCTGAATGATGAATTGCAGTAGATTGTAAAAGTCCAGTGCAATATCCGTGAACTTCCCGTATCCCGTCTCTTTTGCCTTGTTGAACAAGGCAAAAGCCATGAGTGCCTGACTGTCATCAATGGCATAGGTTCTTCCCTTTGGATGTGATAGAGCTTTTGTTATTGAGGCATACGTTGCCCCGTTCCTCGTGGGCAGTTTTTTGCGGAATGGCAGTGGTTTTGAAGCTACGTTGAAGATGCCGATTTCTTCTTGCTCGAAGTTCCGTAGGGATGTTGACTTGCCACTTCCGCTTTCGCCCAGAATCAATACGGGGATGCCCATTCTTTCCTCCTCTCGTTTCAACAGGGTTGCAGAGTGTTCGTGGTGAAGATGATTTCATCAGGGCCGTGGTATTCGGGTTCGTCCGGGATGGTGCGGTCAACGCTCTCGCGTTCATCGGGATACATGTCTGTTTCCGGCTTCATCGTCCCTCCTCTACGGTTAGGGGTGCCATGTTGTTGAAGAGTTCCCGGTCCTGCGCATTAAAATGGCTCATGAGCAAGAAGCCGAGGGCGACGAGGAGCGCAGCCAGCCATGAGCGTTTCCACGGGATGATCTTCATGCAGCTACCTCCAGCCGTTCGAGAACGGCATCGATTCCGCCGTCCTCGTCGATGAACTGGCAGTTGGTGATGGGCCGCGTGGGGACGAGTTCCCCATCATCCCATTCCGCCGCCCGGAGGCTCCAGCCCTCCCGTGTCGCCTTGAGGAACGACATCACGGCTGCGGGTGAATTGAAAAAGTGTCTGACCGTTCCGCCGTAGAGCGAATTCCCGGTTTCGATGCAGAAAAATGTGGTGGTCATGCGACCCTCCTCTTTTCCTGCTTGGCTTCGTACAGGGCGTTGCGATCCAAAATCCGGGCGCTCACCCATTCTGTGCAGTCGGAGATCCTGTCCGGTTCGATAGCGATTTCCGAATCGGCCAGCGCGATGCCGAACCGTTCCTTCATGGCCTTCACCACGGTTTCCGGCACGTTGCACACTTGATCGAACTCGAAGAAACGGGCGCAGGTGGCGCACACGCGGGGTTCCTCTTCCGGTTCATATTCGTAAGGGTTACGCATGGCTGTATCCTCTCGGTTGAGGTTTGGATTGGCGTCCCAATCCCGTTTCCTGCCCCGGAATCCGGGGCAAGTGTGGGGCTAGGCGGCCTACCAAGCGCGGTGCAGGGTTGCGGGGAAGTCGATGCCGGGGAGGACGCCGAAGTCTTCGGGCTCGTTGTTGAGCCAGTCTTCGAGCAACCCCTTGGGGCGATACTCGGAAGCCTTGATCACCTTTCCGCCGTGCTCGTTGGCGAACTCCCGCGCCTCTTCGAGAGAGTCGCATTCATCCACGGTGTCCATCCCGTTGAAGGGGGAAGTTCCGATTACGAGGTAGGGGGCGGTGGGCATGGCGTTTTCCTTTGGTGTTTCGTTCGTCGTGAAGTGAATATATGTAGTTCTACATAAAAAGGCAAGAAAAAAGTTTGTAGAAATACATAAAATGGACTACAAAAATACCGCCGACACCATGAAGGCATCGGCGGTCACGCCCGGCAGGGCACAAAAAAGCCCCTCACGAGGAGGGGCGGGAGGGCTCAGGATATGCCGGAACTTATTATGGTATCTGGAACTATTGTGACTGTAGTTTTTACAATTGAAAGGGTGATTTCTGGCATAACCAAATCAAAACTCTTCCTTCTTCCCGCTCCGGCGGGGATTTTCATCTGTACTCAACATAGATGATCATGCACCCGGAGGGTCGCCGTTCGCGCCTTATTTCGCGGAGGCGGGGGCGGTCTACGCTGTCTTTTTGTCAGACTTTTGGGCGTTGTTTTGGGATATGCTCATGGGCTGCATGATTTCTTTAAGTAAATCTAGCTGCGCTTTGAGAATATCTCTTTCTTTCGTCATGCCTGCCAGTTGAGATTCGAGGTAGTCTACTTTCTGGGAAAGTTCTTCCTGCTTGGGAACGGGGGATTCTCCTTTCACCGTAGGATAGCCCCATTCCGGGATATATATTTTTGCTCCCATGTAATCGAGAATACGAGCGACCGTATTCAAATTAAGAGACGCCTGTTTGCCGTGTAACCATTTGTGGACACTAGCATAGTCTGCACCTGCATCGGTGACGACCTTGTTAAGGCTCTTCCCCGAATTCTGGGCGCTTTCCAAAGCGGATTTGATGTCTTCGATGATACTCATGGTTAAACCCTACCAATGGTTTTTGGAGATGCCCATAGTAGAAATACAGAAGTTTGATGTTGACTTTTTATGTAGTTCTACATAAAACTTGTTTATGAATATCGAACAATTCCGACACGACATGATTGAGGCAATGGCCCGTCAAGGGTTGAACGCCAATAGACTCGCTCAGTTGGCGCATGTTCAACAAAGCAGCTTGTATAACTTCATCAATCAAAAGGCTCTATTGAGCGGAGAGTTTGTCTTACGACTGCTGCCTTACGTTTACGATAGGCTTCCCCCATCTCCTGTTTCTCCGACACCCGAAGAATCCGAGGCCCACCATGCTGACTAATCTTTTGATTGCCATTGGCGTCGTGGTCGTCGTGGCGTTCATCTTCTCCCCGGCGGGATAACCCAGCCATGCACCGCCGGGCCACGGCCTCCGGCGTCGGGTACTCCGCCAGTGTGGGCGCGGTTGACTAGGGATCAGGATTCGGACGCGCCAGACGTCGCCGCGCCGGGTGATGAGCAGATGAATCTTTTCCATGCCGCCACTGGAACACGGCGGCCGACAGGAAGGAATTGCAAAATGAATAAACTGTTACAGGCCGTCGCAGCCAAGACGTACCAGCTTTGCCGGACGTATCCCGGCGGCATCCGGGCCATGTTCGCAGGGATGCGGGAGCGGCATGGGTTATCCGAGTCATCCGTCTACGCCGACCTGAACCCGAACAACGGGCAATCCACGCTCCGGGTGTGGGAACTGGTCAGGGTAATGGAAGCGACCGGCGAGCATGGGCCGCTCCGAGAGCTTGCCAACTGGTTCGGGTACTCGTTGGCGTCCGCCGCCGATGAGGAGCCGGACGCTCCGACGCTCGAAGCCGAGGCGTTGCAGGACTACCCGCCGTTGGTGGCCTTCCATGAAGGCTGCAAGCTCTACCGCCAAGGCAAGCTCACGCTCGCGCAGCTCGACGAACTCAAAGACAGGGCGTTCAAGGAAGTCCGGGAAACCTTCTGCCGGACGGTCAAGGGGGACGAATGAACCTCACCTTTTCCGCCCACGCGCTCGACCGTTGTTTCGAGCGGCGCATCTCACTTCAAGGGGTACTTGATGCCCTGCGCCAAGGGACATGCGTGAAGGGCAACGGCATGAAGGACGGCGAACGCTTCGTCATGGCTCACGGACGGCTCAAGGTCGTGGCCGAGTTTGAAGGCCCGGCCTGTGTCGTGATCTCGGCATGGCGTGACCAGAAGGGCAGCAAGCGCGCCGCCCGGGAACGGCGGCAGCGGCTCCGGCGGATTCGTCTGGCGTTCAAAGAGGGGAGGGTGATCACATGCTGAACCGGGCTCTCTTCTCAAGCGTCAAAGACGACTGGCCGACGCCGTGGGAGTTCTTCCACAATCTGGATCTGGAGTTCGATTTCACGCTGGACGTATGCGCCGTGCCGTGGTCGGCAAAGGTCTGGCGGTACTGCGTGCCGCCCCATGCGCTGCGGGTGTGGGGGGAAACGACGTTCCGCCGACTGTTTCCCAACACGCTGATTGACGGCCTCGCGCACTCGTGGGCCGGGGAACGCTGCTACATGAACCCGCCCTACGGCCGCGAGATAGGCCCGTGGGTCGAGAAGGCCCGCCGGGAAGCGGAACGTGGCGCGTTGGTCGTCGGGCTTCTCCCGGCACGTACCGATACGGCGTGGTTCCATGAGCACGTCTACCGGGCCGCAACCGAAATCCGGTTTTTAAAGGGACGCTTGAAGTTTGAAGGGGCGGCGGCTTCCGCGCCGTTCCCGTCCATGATCGCCGTATGGGGGAAGATATGAATACGGACATCAGGTTATCCGTCGGGTTCTGGCAACACCCGAAGACAAAGAAGACTGCCCGTCGTCTGGGGCTTGAGGGGATACGCTCCCTGCAAGTTCTGTGGCTCTGGTCTACCCAGTACAGGCCCGACGGCAATCTTTCCGGCATGGATTGGGAGGACATTGAGCTTGCCGCAGACTGGCAGGGTGAAGAACGGAAGTTTTTCGACACCTGCCTTGGCATGTGGGTTGATGAAACCTCGGACGGCTACGTTCTGCACGATTGGCAGGAGCATAACCCGTGGCAGTCAGAAGCGCTGGCACGTTCCGAGAAGGCCCAAAAAGCTGCTCAGGCACGCTGGGGAAAAGCAAACAATATCAACAAGCAATGCTTAACGGATGCTCAAGCAATGCCCGAGCATGATTCGAGCAATGCCCCTTCTCCTTCTCCTATACCAGAAGAAAAAGACAAGTGTGTGTTTAACGCGGGCGCGCGCGTTGAACGCCCGGCGGAGAACCCAGAGCCGGAAGCCGTCCCTTCCCGTCAGCCCTCGCTGGCGTTTGACGAGTTCTTCGAGGCGTTCCCGGAACAGCACCGGGGAAGCAGGAAGGAAGCCGCAGGCGAATGGGTAGCCCTTGAAGCCAATCGTGCCCTTCCTGGGTTGCCGCGCATCCTCGACGCTCTAGGGCAGTGGGAGGACTCTGAGGCATGGAAGCGGCAGGGTGGCAGATACATCCCCTCGGCGGCGAATTTCCTCAAGCGGGAATACTGGCTGCGGAAACCGCCGGAGCGGGAAATACAATCGGCAGGGCCGTCCGGCGGGCGTCCGATGACGGCAAGGCAGGCGGAAGCGAAGGAACGCGGCGATTGGGCAAAACATATTCTGGCTTTTGACGAGGCGGTGCGAAATGGCGACGTTGAAGATTTTGGCTTTGGAACTGAGCAAGGCATTTGTGCTTTACCGGCAACCGATGCCGGAGCGGGAAGAGTTCGAGCTGCTGGTCAGGGCATGGGCCGACGTGTTGGCTGACGTGAGCGATGCGGAGTTCATCGAGGGCATACGCCGGGTTGAGGCCAAATTGAGCTTCTTCCCCGTTCCTGCCGACGTGATGCGGCAGGTGGAAGAGTCCCGGAAGCGGACGCCAGCCGTGAACCGCGAAGCCTTGCCGGAAAATGCGTTGACGCTCGATGAGCGGTGCGAACTCGGTACGGACTGGTGCGCGAAGATTCTAGCCAACCTGCGCTGCAAGATGGACGCTCGGAAGCAGGGAAGGCCGGATACGCCGCTCGATGAGCAGCTTGCCAATTTGCGGGCGTTGGGGGTGGAGCAGTGAGCCCCGAAGAGTACCGGGAATTTCTCAAGACGGTAAAGCCCGGCTCCAGCCCGTTGCCCAAGTCTCAGCTTCTCGGCAAGGCCCGCCTTCCCCGGAATGGCCGCACGTACCAGACCGACGCCATGAACCAGACCGAGGCCCGCTATGCCGGGTATCTGGACGGGATGAAGCACACGGGCGAGGTCGTCGCGTGGGCGTATGAGGCCGTGAAGCTGCGGCTTGCGGACAAGACGTTCTACACGCCGGATTTCGTCGTGATCCGGGCTGACGGGGGCATCGAGCTGCATGAGGTCAAGGGGCATTGGGAAGACGACGCCCGCGTGAAAATCAAGGTCGCCGCAACACAGCATCCGTGGTTCCGGTTCCTCGCTGTGAAGGCAGGGAAGACAGGGTGGCAGTATGAAACGTTTGGAGGTGGGGCATGAGCACGGCCGTACAGGTTGAGATCGTCATTCCCGAGAGCATGGGCAAAGTTGAGGCGTTGGCGAAAGTGTCCACGTCCCTTCAAGGCGTCATTGCAAGGAAACGCCGGGAATGGCGGGCATCACGCGGGGAAATAGCCGTGCTCGGCCCGAATGTCGAGGTGCGGCCCGCGTGCAGACTGTTCGTGTATCGCGTCGCCCGCGATTTCGGTGGGGATTCCATGCGCTACGTGTGGGATCGGAATGCGGAAAAGGTCACGTTATGACGGTGGATGAAGAGCGGGAGGTTGTGATGGGCGAGTTGTGGGTAAGCCATGATGAACTGGTCGACGCCATCGGTGATGACGGCGCGGATCTCTTATGCAGGGCCGTAGGCGGGGTGTCCACGTACATTCCCCGCAAGCCCGTTGCGGGTTCCCCGCTTTCCGCCGTCCTCGGGATGAAGCGCATGGAAAGGCTTTGCGCGGCCTTCGGCGGGCTCCGGGTGACACTTCCGAACAGGCGCAAGGGTGAGCCGTTCAAGGACAGGATTGTTCGCATGTTGGAAAACGGGAAGTCGCCGGGACGTATCGCCCTCGAACTCGGCGTGACGGAACGCTACGTGCGCATCCTTGCCCGGCAGATAAAGGAACAGCCCCAGCCGCAGGTGCAGCTCAGGCTGTGGTAACGTGTAATTATAAGATGATCGAGGTTAAATCCAAGCTAAGGGGATACGAGCAGCATTGATGACAGTCCATGTGTTGGGTCCGTTTGTAATCGGGATAGCATCTGATGGTAACGTCCGCGGATTAGGAAGAAAGGGTGGTCTGGCGAAGGCAGGAGTAAAAATAAGCGGACCAATTTGATTTACCCCTTCTACTTCATTCAGCCTGTTGAGTTCAAGCTGTTGTGGCAAACGGGGAATAAGTCTTCTTGGTTGAATCCCTGCAAGACAATGTGCGGCTAGGCCACGGTTATTGGCAGCTATCCAATTTCCTGCGTGGTAGAAAATATGGATAGGGAATGCGTGTCCATATGCGAGAGGGTTATTACCAACTTGTGCTCCTAGGGCTATGGCAGGTATCCCTGCGATAGCTTGAGCAGCCGCTTGTTGGATCCGTGGTGGTTGTGCCGCAACTGGACCTGCAAAGTTTGGACCTATACGCATTTGCCCAAACTTGAGGGGGAGAGCTGTTGGTGTTGCTTGGCTCTGCCAAGATAATATGAGGGCGTCAAATGTATTTAAAGGAATACCTAGGGCTACCAATACAGGTTGTGGAAAATATTTTAACCTACGCTTTATAGCTTCTTCCCATGCATGTTTATATGCGTTAGTGAACATATTTCTGTTAGCTATATAAAATACAATATCGTCACGCAGAAAGACAAGAATATCTCCTAATGTTGCGGTAGAATTTAATGTTAAACCATTATTCGTAACAAGAGTATTAACAGCATTATAGGTACTATTTAATAATGATAGGGGAACCATACGGAAATCCTTTTTTAAGGTAACACAGTATGACTCTTTTATGTACTCTATTATTGATTTAACGATAATACAATGCAATCTTGTAGTGAGGATGAGCGTAACCTGAGACGAGTAAATTTTATTCAAAGATAACACAATAATATCTTACATAGCGTAATGTAGAATATATTTACGAATTCTATAGAACAAGTTCAGGGTGCTTCCTCCTGCCTCACCGTGACACAGTGAGCGCAGGAGGATTTTTTTATGGCTGTTCTTCCCTTGCGTCATTTCTCCCCGGTCGAATTCCGCTGCAAGTGCGGGTGCGGTGCGGGCATGGAGAAGATGGACGCCGACCTGCTCCAGATGCTCGACGAGGCCCGCGATCTGGCGGGCATCCCGTTCCCCCTTTCTTCCGCCTACCGCTGCCCGAAGCACAACAAGGCGGTCGGCGGTGTGCCCACCTCAGCGCACACGCGCGGGTATGCCGTGGATATCCGCTGCGTGGATTCCCATTCCCGTTTCGTCATCCTTCAGGCGTTGCTTGAGGCCGGATTCCGGCGCATCGAGCTGGCTCCGACGTGGATTCATGTGGACAACGACCCCGACAAGCCGCGTGACGTGGCGTTCTACCAGCATGGAGGCAAGTACTGATGGAAGCGACCGTGATTGATTTCATCCTTTCGACCTTGATGGGCCTTTCCGCGCAGTACCCCGATGCGGCGTGGCTCGTGACCGCCCTGAGCGTGGTCATGACCGTGTGCGGCCTGTGCGCCGTGGCCACCGTATGGATGCCCGTGCCGAAGGAACCGACCGGGCTTTATGCCGTCTTCTACCGCTGGGCCCACGCCCTTGCCGCGCACTTCGGACAGAACAAGGGCGCCGTGGCTGACGGCAAGTCCGAAACCGTGAAGGCCGAAGTCAAGGCCGTGACGGGGAAGTGATGTGCGGGCCGTCCTTGAGTTCTTCACCTCGCTCGTTGAACTTATCAAGCTGTGGCTGCGTCAACGGTACGGCGAACGCCGCGAGGCTGATCGCGCTGCTGTTCGTGATGACGTTGGCGGCGAGTGGGTGCGCTCGATGGGCGGAACCGATCGCCGCGACAAGCCCGGCTCCGCTGACGCCGGGGGCCGTCGTGACGGGTGAGTGGTCCTACACCTATCGGGGCGAGACGTTCACCGAGCCCGGCGAGTGGGTGCACCTGCCTGCAGGAGAGGCCGGGAACTTGCTCCTATGGATCAAGGGCGTGGAGGCGGGGCGATGAACGACGACGTGCAGCTTGTCCGCGAGATCGGGGAAGTGAAGGCCGAGCTTTCCGGGCTCAAGGCCGAGGTCGCGGGCACCAACCAGCGTCTCGACGACATCGTGATAACGCAGCTCAAGGATCATGGAAAACGCCTCGCAGCACTGGATGTCCGTATCGCCGCCCTTGAAGCTGCCGAGAACAAACGCGCCGGGGGGCTGTCCGCTCTTGCTGGCGTGGCTGCTGTGGCTGGCAGCCTTGGCGCGCTCATCATGAAGTTCTTCACGCTGTAGATTTTTCGGAGTTATCAAAATGGATCTGACTGTTGAAATGTGGCCTGTGGAGCGTCTGGTTCCCTACGCCCGGAACCCGCGCAAGAATGACGAACAGGTCGAGAGGATGGCGGCGAGCATCCGGGAATTCGGGTTTCGCATCCCCGTTGTCGCCAAGTCCGACGGCAACGTCATTGACGGGCATTTGCGGTTGAAAGCGGCCCTCGTGCTCGGCTTGTCCGAGGTGCCCGTTGCCCTCGCGGACGACCTGACGGACGCGCAGGTGAAGGCGTTCCGCATCATGGCCAACAAGTCGGCGGAGTGGGCGGCATGGGATGACGGCTTGCTCCGGCTCGAACTCGAAGACCTCAAGGAACTGGACTACGATCTGCTACTGACCGGGCATGAGCTTTTGGAACTCGACGCAATCTTGAAGGACGCCGCCGAGCCTGAGCCGCCCGCCGTTCCCGAGTCGTTCCCCGAGTTCGACGAGGGCATCAAGACCACCCACCAGTGCCCGAAGTGCGGCTATGAGTGGTAGCAAGCCCCCGTACCGTGTCCCTCTCATGCGGGAGATTGAGGAGGTGCCCGGCAACGGGTTTTCCGTCGTTTCGACCTTTTCCGGCGGGGGAAGCTGTCTCGGCTATCGGATGGCGGGCTATCGCGTCCTGTACGCCTCGGAGTTCATCCCGGAAGCGCAAAAGACCTATCGGCTCAACCATCCCGGCGTCTATCTGGACACGCGGGACATCCGGCAGGTCACGCCGGGGAGCATCTTTGAAATCGTCGGCAAGCGGCCCGGAGAGATAGACCTGTTCGACGGTTCCCCGCCGTGCTGCGCGTTCTCTCTTTGTGGGAAGCGGGAAAAGGGATGGGGCAAGCCCCACGCCTACAGCGACAAGGCGCAGCGCGTGGACGATCTCTTTTTCGAGTACACGCGGCTGCTCAAGGGGCTCCGGCCCAAGGTATTCGTTGCGGAGAACGTCAAGGGGCTCACCATCGGGACGGCCAAGGGGTACTTCAAGCTCATCCTGCGCGCCCTTAAGGAATGCGGTTACCGCGTGAAGGCCGCGGTACTTAACGCGCAGCACCTCGGCGTCCCGCAGAGCCGGGAGCGGCTGATCTTCATCGGTGTCCGCAAGGATTTGAACCGGGAACCCGTCTACCCGAAGCCTCTCCCCTATGTGTACACGCTGCGGGATGCGTTCGAGGGCTTGGAGAACGCCCCGCAGGAGGTCGCCCGACTGCTTGAGGACGGACGCCGCTACAAGTGGGGGAAGGTGCTTTCCCTGCTTCCGCGTGACCCGCGCAAGCCGTTGACGGGCGCCTCGGTGATGAACGGTTCCTACTTCAACCTGCGCCGGGAGAGCCTCTACGCCCCCTGCGGGACGGTTTGCCAGATGAACGGGAACCCTTCCGCCTGCGGGAACAGCCACCCGCTCGAAGACCGGAAGTTCACCATCCCGGAATTGCGGCGGATCATGTCCATTCCTGACGACTTTATCCTGACGGGAACGTATGCGCAGCAGTGGGAACGCCTCGGGCGCATGGTCCCGCCCGTGATGATGGGCCATATCGCCAAAACGATTGAGAGGGAAATCCTATGCCGCCTGTAGAGAAGAAAGCCCCACGGGGAAGGCCGCAAAAGGCATACAGCCCCAAGGAAGCCGGGGTAGTGCGGTCCATGTCGCAGTACGGCGTCCCCCACGAGGACATTGCCGCGACCATCGGCATGTGTGTGGAGACGATGCAGCGCCTGTACAGCCATGAATTGGCGCAGGGCAGGGCGGTCGCCAACGCCAAGATCGGCAAGCGGCTTTTCGATAAGGCGATATCCGGCGACACCACCGCCCTCATCTTTTGGGCCAAGGTCCGTATGGGCTGGAAGGAAACGCAGAAGGTGGAGCCTTCATTGGGAGAGGGCGGACCGGACGCACAGCGGGACTTTGAAGCTGTCATGGCGGTCTATCGCGGTGAAAAGTAGGCCGATCCTCCTTCCCTATCAGACGCGCTGGCTTGAGGACGATTCCCGTTTCAAGATCGGCATGTTTTCCCGGCAGTCCGGCAAGACGTTCGTAGCGACGCTTGAAATCGTGCTCGACATGATCCGGGCGGAAATGGAAGGGCGCCGCACGCGCTGGCTCATCCTGTCTCGCGGCGAGCGTCAGGCGCGGGAGGCCATCGAGGAGGGCGTCGGGCTTCATCTCCGTGCGCTGGACGCCGCTTTCCGTGGCCTCCCTTCGGGGTTCAGGCTTGGCGAACGCACGGAATGCAAGGCTATGGAAGTCGCCTTCCGGGGCGGCTCCCGCGTGACGGCGCTCCCCGCGAACCCGGATACCGCGCGCGGCTTTTCCGCCAATCTGCTTCTCGACGAGTTCGCTTTCCATCGGGACAGCAAGAAGATCTGGAAGGCCCTTTTTCCCGTCGTCTCGAAAAACGGTTTGAAACTCCGCATCGTTTCCACGCCGAACGGCAAAGGGAACCGATTCTATGAGCTTATGAGCGGGAAAGAGGATGATGACGACAACGTATGGTCCCGGCATGTCGTGGATATTTACCAAGCCGTTTCGCAGGGGCTGGATCGCAATCTTGAACTCCTCCGCAAAGGCTGCGGCGACCCGGACGCATGGGCGCAGGAATATGAACTCCAATGGCTGGACGAGTCCACGGCATGGCTTCCTTTTTCGCTCATCACCGATGCCGAGGACGATGAGGCGGGGAACCCTTCCCATTCCTGCGGCGGGCCGTGCTTCATTGGGGTGGACATCGGCCGGCGGCGCGACCTGTTCGTCATCTGGGTTCTGGAAAAGGTGGGCGACGTGCTCTGGACTCGGGAAGTCATCGAGCGCCGGGGGGCGACCTTCGCAGAACAGGATGCGCTGCTTGATGATGTCTTCGCCCGGTACAACGTGGCCCGCTGCTGCATGGACCAGACGGGCATGGGCGAGAAGCCGCTTGAAGACGCGCAGCGGCGCCACGGCGCATCTTGCGTCGAGGGCGTGCTGTTCACGGCGACAAACAAGCTGGCCTTGGCGACGCTCGGCAAACAGGCGTTCGAGGAGCGCAAGATGCGCATCCCCATGGGCGTACAGGCGCTCCGGGCCGACCTCCACAAGCTGAGGAAGGTGAGCGGGCCGACGGGAACGCCCCGGTTCGTCGCGGACTCGGATTCGGACGGGCACGCCGACCGGACATGGGCCTGTTTCCTTGCCGTCTCCGCGTCGAGTTCCCCAGGATTCGAGTATGGCTATACCCCGGCGGGCAATGCGCGGGACGACTTTTATGGGATGGACGATGACGACGATGCAAGAGGAGCATGGTAATGCCGACGCTGTATGATGCCGACGGGAACCCGATAGACAAAACGAGGCTTGTGGAAGAGGTCGCCGCCCCGACGGTAACGGGGGTCCGGCAAATCCTGTCCGGGCATCCGGCGCAGAACCTTTCTCCGCGCCGTCTCGCCGCCTTGCTGCTTGCCGCCGAGCAGGGCGACGCCGTGGCCTATCTTGAGCTTGCCGAGGAGATGGAAGAGAAGGATCTCCACTACCGTTCGGTCCTTTCCACGCGCAAGTTGCAGGTGTCGGGCCTCCCCGTGACGGTTGAGGCGGCATCCGATGCCGCCGAGGACGTGAAGGCGGCGGATCTCGTGCGCGACTTCCTGAGCACGGGCGTCCTCGCCAACGCCATGCAGGATATCCTCGACGCCGTGGGCAAAGGTTTTTCCGCCTGTGAAATCCTGTGGGATACGGAAGGGAAGGCGTGGTATCCCTCCTCGATCCTCTGGCGAGATCCCCGGTGGTTCGAGTTCGACCGTCTGGACGGCGTGACGCTCCGGCTCAAGGGCGAAAACGGCCTCCCCGAGCCCCTCGCGCCCGCGAAGTTCATTACCCACGTCCACAAGAGCAAGAGCGGGCTCCCTATCAGGGGAGGGCTCGCCCGGCCCGTGGCGTGGTACTATCTCTTCAAGAATTTCGGCATCAAGTCGTGGGTGCAGTTCGCGCAGGTCTTCGGCTTCCCGCTGCGGCTCGGGCGGTATGATGCCCACGCCACGCCGGACGAGAAGGAAAAGCTCCTCCGCGCCGTCCGCAACATCGCGCAGGACGCGGCGGCGATCATCCCCGCGAACATGCAGATCGAATTCCAGTCCACGGACGTGCGCGGGAACGTGACCGTGTTCGAGGGCATGGCGTCCTATTTCGACAAGCAGATTTCCAAGGTCGTGTTGGGCCAGACGGGGACCACGGACGTCGGCCAGCATGTCGGCACGGCGAACGCCCACGAGAAGGTCAGGGAAGACATCGAGGCGTCGGACGCCGCGCAGCTTTCCGCGACGCTCAACCGCGATTTGGTGCGGCCCCTCGTCGATCTGAACCTTGGCCCCCGCAAGCGGTATCCCGCCCTCAAGGTCGCCCGTGAGGAAAAGGAGGATGTGAGCGCGCTGGTGGACAACATCGTGAAGCTCGCCGCCGTCGCCCCGAACTTGGTTGAGGTGTCCGTCATCCGTGACAGGCTCGGCGTCCCCGAACCCGCGAAGGGTGCCGAGGTTATCGGGATGAAGCCGTCCTTGCCGTCCTCGCCTGAACTCCCGGAGGGTATGCCGCCCGTTCCTCCTGCGCCGTACAAGGCCGCGCAAGCCGTCCAGCCTCCGCAGCCCGCCCCCGCGCTGGATCCGATCAGCCTTGCCGTGCAGGAAGAACTGGACGGATGGGAGCCGCTGGTATCGCCGTTGGTCAATCCAATCCTCGCGCTTGCCGGGCGGTGTTCGTCCTATGAGGATTTTCTTGCCGGGCTTCCCGGCGTCCTGAAGGAACAGGACGCGGCGCCGTTGGCCCGTTCCCTTTCCTTTGCCATGTTCGAGCAGCGCGTGAAGGGCGGCGGCAATGGAAGGGCGTAGTTTCCCTTCCATCCCGTTCGACGAGGCGGTCAGGGCGCTCAGGCGGCGCGGCACGAACCTCTTTCCCTCGGAGCATTGGGCGTCCGTCTGGCAGGAGCAGCATCAGGCCGGGTTTACCGTGGCCCGTTCCGCCGGGTTCGACATCGTAAAGGACATCCACACCGCGCTTGTGGACGCGATGGAACGCGGCAGGACGTTCGACGACTTCAAGCGCGGGCTCATCCCCGTGTTGCAGGAAAAAGGCTGGTGGGGCGACACTACCACCGTTGACCCGAAGACCGGGGAACGGCGCACCGTGCGGCTCGGCAGCGTCCGGCGGCTCGAAACCATATTCGACACGAACATGAGCGTGTCCTTTGCCGAGGGGCGTTGGGAGCAGCAGCAAGCGGTCAAGGACGCCTTCCCGTATTTGCGTTACACGGGGATCCTCGACAGCAGGATCAGGCCCCGGCACCGCCGCTGGCACGGGACCATCCTGCCGATCGACCATCCGTGGTGGAGGACGCACTACCCCCCGAACGGCTGGAAGTGCCGTTGCGACGCCATGAGCGTGTCTTTGGACGACATGCGGCGGTATGGCTGGAAGGTGAGCGATGCCCCGGAAGACGGGGGCACGGTGACGTGGATCAATCCGGCTACCGGGGATGTGGTTGAAGTCCCCGACGGCATCGATCCGGGGTGGGCCTACAATCCGGGGAACACCGACCGGGCGGCGCAGCTTGCCAAGCTCGCTATGGACAAGCTCGTCACGCTTCCTGCCGAGGTTGGCGCGGCGGCGGTGGCGGAACTGGCCTTTGCCTTCCCGCAGGTCGAGCGGGAACTTGGGGGCTGGCTCGAAGGCGTTGCGCGTGGAGTAACGGAGGATGCCGGATGGTATCCCCGAGGCGAACGGCGGGTTGTGGGGTGTCTTGACGGATATGTGATTGGATGGCTTGCCGCCAATGCGAACCGTGCGCCGGAAACGGCGGCGATCACCATTGCGGACGCCGAAATTATGCACCTTGTCCGCACGGCCAAGCGTGAGCGGGGCAATGCGCTTTCCGTTGACGACGTGCGGCGGCTTCCGTCCCTGCTGAGGGAGCCGGGTGCCGTATATTGGGATAACGGCGGGCAGGGAGAGCAGAAACGCGACGAGGGGCTTATCTACGTATGGCTGACGCCGGGGCGGGGTGCGGGCAAGCTCATTATACGCATCAATTTCAAGGACAAGATGGCTTCCCTGGAAGGAAAGGGCAGGGTACGCATCACGACGAACGCGATCCGGTCAGGGCGACTGGACATTGACCCGGAACGCGCTCTTGTCTCCGAAGCTGGATACCAAAAAATAAAGGGGAACCTATGAGTTCAAGGTGGTACGCCACTCTCCACGTAACATTCGGCCAGCAAAGGCGGAACGAACCGGACGTGCGAATTTCCCGGTTGTCATGAACTCACGGATTCCCGTTTGAAGTAACTATACGACGCTAAAGGTGAGAAGACAAGGATAAGCCCATCAATGGAAGGACAATAACTTATTTAAGATACATTCTGATCTCAGTAAAAAGTTGTAAATTAGCTCTCTTGCTCGTTCAGGGAACATGCCGGAATTACCCTACAGCGAAAGAGCACGGCCTGTTTAGTTGACTCGCTTCCCGGATGCACGTATTCTTTTTAGCCTAAAGCCGGATGGTGAAACTGACATACACAAGGGAATTAAAACTCTTGGACCGCAAAGTAGTGCGGGGGTAATCCAATTCCATTCGTTGTTGAAATGATTGAGAAAAAAGTGCCTTTTGCTGGTAAATGCGAAGGGCGCTTTTTTGGTCTAATTAGCTTCTAGTCTAATTTTTTGGCCTAAATGTAGTAAACATTTAAAGATGGATTTTTGAGAAGTTAAAAGAACTTTAGTTTCTAAAATAAAACTTAAGTTCTATTTACAAATCTAGAATAATTTACTAGAAAGGACCTCGGATGACAGAAGAAGAACTGCAGACAGAGGCATCCAGAATACTTAAGGCCTTGCTGGTTAGGCGGCAGCTGAAACATGCTGACTTAGTAGATGCTTTATCAAGAGTTGGAGTTAATGAATCCGT